CACATGGCCTCAGAGCAAAAGGTACTGGTGTCAGGGGCCGGGGGTAGTAAATGGCGGTGGCAGAAGCGAAGCAAGGGCGCAGAAAACCACATGTGGGACTGCGCGCGATACCAGTGCTGGGCCGCTGAGTTCTGCCGGGTCGAGGACCGCCGACAGCCTACGTGGGGACCTGCGCTGCAGGGCGTTGGCTATGAGAAGCGGGAACCTAGCAAGCCGGTGGTGCCGGACAAGCGTGGGGCCGCGCGTCCGCGGCCGTGGAGGATTGGCCGGTGAAGTCCATGCGGTTCGACGAGGGCGGCGGTGCGCGCACCTGGCACGCACACATGAACTCCGACCTGAGCGGCTACGTGCGGTTCGTGCACCGGGACCAGGAGTTCGAGGTGCCGGCCGAGTTCCTGCAGCGGATTGTCGCGGACTGGGTGCGCCGCGTGCGGGTCGCGCGCATCGAGCAGGAGACCGACTGGGTGACGTTGCTGGGCGGAAAGCAGTGAGCGAGCGCGCAGAGAAGGTCTGGCGCTACCTGTGCCTGCATGTGGCCAGCGTGCTGCGGAGGAAGTCGTGAGCGACGTGTGGGTGGCGGTGTGGGCGCCTCGTAGTCACGGGAGCCCGACTGTTGTCGGCGCATTCCAGGCAGACGGCGAGGCGAAGGCCGCGCTGGAAGAGTTCGCAGCGAGGTCGCGCGTGGCAGGCAAGCCGGATTGGCAACGGAGCGGCGACGACGGCTGGTACAGCTACGGCGGCCACTACTTCACCGTGGTTCGCTGCACCGTGGGCCAGGTCTGTCAGGAGGCGCAGTCGTGATGGCGACCGAGAAGCCGAAGGCCAAGGGCAGCCGTATCGCATGGGAGGCCGGCCGGGTCGCCCGAGAGAGAGGGGAGCCCCGAGACGCCTGCCCGCACAACGGAGACGTGAGCCCGATCCAGAGGGCATGGCTGCAGGGCTGGGACTCCCTGGGTCCGGTGCCCGACGTCCGGGTCGCTGTCCCTCCGGTGAGGACTCAGGAAACGCCGGCGCAGAAGCGAGTGGCGCCGTGGTTCTTGCCTGAGGGCGAGGCGCTTCCGACGGAGCACCGCATGATCCGACCCCACCCCTGCCAGGCGTGCAGGCGGGTCTACCTGGACCACATGAGCCAGGCCGTCGTGGTGCGGACGGTGTTCAGTGGCGTGGCCTACCTCGAGTGCCGGGCCTGCGACCACCGGTTTAAGCTCCCGGCTCGCTAGCTTCGTATCCGAAGCCATAAGCGGGACTGATTGAGCGCCGCCCCGTATCAGTCGGGGTAATGGCGCTGACGTACACGCTAGCCGGCCTGCAGGGCGTCCTCGACCTGGTCGACACCGCGATCACGTCGCAGGACTGGGACGGCGCGCTCGCTCAGATCGCCAGGGGCAACCTGATCCTGTGCGGCCTCCCGGCCAGCGCCGCGAGCGACACCCAGTCCTACGCCATGCGGCAGGACCTGAAGTCCGCCGCGGACCTCGTCGAGCGCGCCAAAGCTGAGGCCGAGAAGCAGGCCAACACCGGCAAGCGCACGATCCGGGCCGGCGCCCGCACCCTCACGGGCCTGAACGGCCGGAGGCTCCGTTGAGCCCCCGCGGCCTGAACCCGCGCGACGCGGCCCGCCGGCTTCGCTCCGTCTCCACGCCCATGGAGCGCGCGGTCGACGCGGTCATGCGTCGCGTTGCCCCGAAGGCCGCCCTGATCCGCGCCCACCGCCGGCTCATGGAGCGGGACGCCGACTACCGGGACAACTGGCTCGGCGCAGGCGGCCTCATGGCGGCCCGCGGCTACAAGGCGGCCGGTTCACCGACGAACGGTACGCCATGGCTCGGCGCGTCCAATCGCTCGGCCGACTCGGAGTTGATCCTCGACCTCCCGATCATGCGGGCCCGCTCGCGGCAACTCGAGCGCGACGACTCGCTGGCGTCGGGCGTCGTGCGCACCAGGCTTCGCCAGGTCGTCGGGTCGGGCCTCCGCCCGCAGGCGTCCACCGTTGCAGGCAAGGCGCTCAACGACGCCATGGAGGAAGTGTTCGCCTCGCGCTCCGGCGACCTGTTCCCGGCCGAGGGCCGGATCACCTTCGCCCAGGCGCAGCGGATCATGTACACGCGCCTGCTGGTCGACGGCGAGTGCTTCGTCAAGCGCGCCAAGACCGCGGCCGACGAGCCGGTATGGTTCGAGCTCGTCGAGGCGGACCGCGTCGGCACGCCCTTGGACGCGCGCCCGAAGGACGCCGAGGGCCGGATCGTCGATGGCGTCGAGAAGGACCGATACGGCCGGGTCGTCGCCTACTGGGTCGCCAAGGACCACCCAGGCGAGGTCGTCCGGGTCGAGTCGGTCGGCAAGTGGCAGCAGCCCGTTGCCAAGTCGACGGCGTTCTACACCCGCGTCCCATACGGCGAGATCAAGCACCTGCGCTATCGGGTCATGCGGCCCGGGCAGACGCGCGGCGTGCCACTCATGCACGCCTGCATGCAGGACTTCCACGACCTGGACCTGCTGACGCTGGCGCTGCTCAAGCGCACCCAGGTGGCCGCCTGTCTCTCCCTGTTCATCAAGTCCGAGGGCGAGGTCGCCGAACTCTTCGAGGTCACGGCCGAGGACTACGGATACCAGCTCGAGCAGCAGCTTGAGCCCGGCATGATGTTCAAGCTCTTCCCCGGGGAAGAGGTCCAGTCGGTCATTCCGGGCATGACCGTCCCGGACATGGAGCCCATCCAGAAGGCCCTGGCCAAGCGGATCGGTGCCTCGTGCGAAATGTCGCCCGAGGCTGTGCTCCACGACTGGGGCAACACCAACTACAGCAGCGCGCGCACCGTCCAGATCGAGGACAACCGCTCCTACGACACCGACCGCGTAGACCTGGCTGACCAGGGCCTGACGTGGATCTGGTCGGAGACGCTCGCCGACGCGGCCCTCATGGGCGACGCGCGCCTGAGCCGCGCCCGGCCCGAGGAGTTCTCGCGCGTCCGCTGGGTCGGTGACGCCCGCCCGTGGGTCGACCCCGCGAGCCAGGGCCAGGCCACCGAGATCATGCTCTCCCTGGGCCTGACCACGCTGCGCGACGAAGCCGCAGCGCTGGGCAAGGACTGGGAGGAGCTCGCCGAGCAGCGCGCTATCGAGCGGGACTTCCTCGCCCAGTTCGGAGAGGAGGACGCCGAAGGCGACGACGGCGAGGACATGGACGAGGAGCCCGCGCGCGCGCTCCCTCTCAGGGAGGCCGCGTGAACGGGCCCCTTTACCGCTCGCTCTCCGTCACCACCCGCGGCCTCGACGTCGACAAGCGGGAGGCCACGTTCGTCGCGTCCACCGAGAACCCGGTCCAGACGTGGTGGGGCAACGAGGTACTGCGCATGAAGGGCGCGGACCTCAGTCGCTACCGCAACAACCCGGTGTTCCTCGACGCGCACGACGGAAGCACCGTGGACAACGTCCTCGGGTCGGCCAGCCGGACCGACGTCGTCGGCAAGGAGCTCGAGGTCGTCCTCCGCTTCGCCGAGACGGACAAGGGCGAGCGCGCCTGGAAGCTCGTCCAGCAGGGCCACGTGCGGGCCGTATCCATCGGCTACCGCGTCGACCGCAAGAGCCTCGTGGAGGTCGCCGAGAACGCGACCGTCGAGGGCGTCCGCGGCCCGGCCGTGATCGTCAACCGCTGGGAACTGCTCGAGGTGTCCCTCGTGCCCGTCCCGGCCGACCGAGACGCGCTCATGCGCTCGGCGCTTCTCAAGGAGGGCCGCATGGCCGACACGAAGGAGCAGGCCGCCAGCGTCCAGACCGACGCGGGCGCGCCCGAGGGCAAGTCGGTCTATCAGCAGGCGGTCGCGAACGCGCCCGCCCAGCCCGCCCGCACGGTCGAAACCGGCGCGGCCGAGGCCCGCGAGGCGGCCCGCGCCCAGGCGATCCGCGCCCTGGCACCGGCCGACCTGCGCGAGCTCGCCGACGACCTCGTGCTCGAGGGCGTGTCGGTCGAGGACGCCCGCAAGCGCCTGCAGGCAGCCCGAGCCGAGCGCAGCAAGCCCCTGGGCACCCCCGAGCCCAAGACGTCCACCCCCACCAAGTCGGCCCTCTCGGACCTGTCCGACGAGGCGCTGCTCCGCTCGCTCAAGCGGGCGTTCTGAAGGAGCGCTGAGACATGGCCACGAACCAGGTCCGCTGGGTCAAGAGCCTCCACGGTGAGCACATCACCGGTCCCCTGATCGTTCCCGGCTCCTTCCAGGCCGGCGCGACGCAGGCGATCAAGCGTGGCGAGCTGCTCGAGCTCACCGGCGACACGAACACGAAGTGGGTCCCCATGGACTCCGACTTCAGCATGTCGGCGAACGTCGCCATCGCCGCGTGCGAGATCAAGCCGGTCGACCCGGCCGGCTACTACCCGATCATCGTCCCCCGCCCGGGCGACGTGTTCGAGTTCGCGCTGGACGCGGCCGACGATCTGGCCCTAGGCACCGCCGTCTACTGGTCGTCGAGCGAGGCGGTCACCGACACGGCCGGGACGAACATCCTCGGCAACGTCGCGGGCTGGACGCACTACTCGGCGATCTACCCGCAGAACTTCGCGGACTCGGGCGCTCCGGCGAAGGGCACCACGATCGGCACGCAGTCGCGCGTGCACATCACCATTCAGCCCTCCAACTCCTTCTACAGCGCGCTCCAGAGCACGTGAGGAACGACGCCATGAGCACCAGCACCGCGCAGAAGCGCAAGATCCTCAGCAACGTCTCGGTGGGCGCGCCGGGCATGGACCTGGCGGCCCTCCGCAACCTCGCCCAGGCCGAGCCCACCGAGTTCGTCCAGCGCACCCAGGCGCTGATCGACAAGGGCGAGTTCGGCTGGCGCGACGTGCGCGACCTCAAGGCCATGTTCAACGCGCTCCACGACCTCGAGGTCGAGGCCCGCGTCAACGTGCACGGCCAGATCCGCACCGTGACCTCGTCGGCCTTCCCCGTCCTCTCGGGCGGGCTGTCGGTCGCCGCGATCAACGACGCCTACATGGCGGTGCCCACGATCGGCCAGGAGCTCGTCCAGGACTTCGACTCGGCCAAGGAGGTCGCCACGATCGTGGGCCTGCTCGCCGAGGCGCAGTCCAACCTCGAGCGCAAGGAGGGCGAGCCCTACACGCTGGTCGGCGCCGGCGAGGAGCGGTTCGACATTGGGTCGGCCCCCAAGGGCCTCCGCATGCAGATCACGCAGGAGATGATCGAGCGCAACGACATCGAGAACGTGATCTCGCGCCTCAACTACCTCGGCGAGGTCCCGGCCGAGGAGATCGAGGAGTCGACGCTCAGGGAGGTCACCGACCACGACGGTTCGGCCTCGAGCGGCGCCAACCACGTCCTGACGATCAACAAGACGGGCACGTCGCTCTACTCCTCGACCGCCAACAACCCCGGCGCGCGCGCGCCGAGCGGCACCCGCGTGACGAACAACGCGCTCGTGGACACCTCCGACCTCGAGGCGGCCCGCGCGCGCCTGGCGGCCATGGAGAACAGCCGCGGCAAGCGGATCGCGATCCCGATCAGCGAGACGGTCCTGCTCGTCCCGGACGCGCTCGCTCCGACCGCGCAGACTCTGCTCAACAGCATGCTGACGCCAGGCGTCATGAACGAGCAGAACCCGTGGGGGCCGCAGGGCGCCTACAGGCCGCGCCTGCTCTCCACGCCGAAGCTCGACGACCTGTCGACGTCGGCCTGGTACCTGGGCGCGTTCCGCAAGCAGTTCCGCCGCAAGTGGGCGATCCGCATGGAGATGGTCACCATGTCGGGCGACGTGACCAACTACCTGCGCTCGCGGATCGCCTTCGAGGCCCGCGTGGCCTGGGATTGCAAGGTCGGCGCGACGGACTACGTCTACGTGGTCCAGAACCTCGCCGGCACCACCGCCCCGAAGGACGCCTGAGGAGGTCACGCCATGACGCGCTACACCCTTCTCGCCGTGGCGCTCGCGCTCGTCGTCGGCCTCGGGCTCAACGCCCAGGCCGACGAGGACGTGCGCCTCTTCGACCGCCAGCTCATGCGCGTGGTGGACGGCACCGCGGACATCGACACGTCCGCCGCTGACTACACCGGCTGGGTCAACCTGATCGAGATCCTGCCGAACGACAACAACGCGCTGCAGGACGTCCGGATTGTGATCGACCTCGACAAGGCGACCACCGGGTTCGCCGACGCGAGCGGCTACGACACCGAGACGATCCAGATCTCCATTGCCCGCAAGGTAGACGGCACTAACTACCGCACGGCCACCAACCTGGCGGTGCCCGCGACCGCCATTGCGGCCGACGACGCTGACGGACTGTCGATCGAGATCGACATCGGCGAGGTCGGCCCGACCGAGGACCTGCAGATCAGGGTCAAGCTCTCGGCCGAGGCGGCGGCGGACGTCGAACTGCCGTTCATTCTCTACTACCGGAGCGGTTCGGCCGCGACGGTCACGCCGGTGGCCGCCGGCTAGCGCGTGACGGTCTTTGACGACCTCTACTCGGGCGGCCGGGGATTGCTCTACGCGATCCACGGTCGCTCGGCCACCTACTACGTGGCAGCCGACGGAGGCACGACCACCTACAGCGTCACGCTGCCGGTGTTCGAGCAGTTGGGCGCCACAGACGACATCGAAACCTGGAACTTCACGCTGCGCGCAAGCGAGGTGAGCGACCCGGTCGAGGGCGACTGGGTCATTCTCACGGGCGAAACGGCGCGACTCGTGATCGTCAACATCAAGTCGCACCCAAATGGCGACTTCGTCCTGCGCGCTCGCACGCGCATTGAGAGGACGTAGGCATGGCCGGGTCAGACGTCACGTTCTCCGGCTCGTGGACTCAGATCGGAAAGGCGATCAAGTTCGCCGACGAGCACGAGGACTATGGCAGCAGCAACACGCCCAACCTGCTGACCATGTACGACGACCTCGTGACCTCGCTTGACGGCGAGTTCACGCCGGCGCTGGCCGGTATCGTCAAGCAGCGGTTCCTCAACCCGGTGGCGCAGGCGCTGTCTCCGCAGGTGTTGCGCGAACTGTTCCGGCCGGGCCTGCTCGAGATCCTGCGCGCGACCGGCAACCACACCCTGACGGCAGACGCCCAGGTCGTGGACGCCGAGGCCCTGCGCCAGATCCGCCAGTACATGGTCGATAACGACCAGTGGATCTTGAGCAGCGGGCCGACGTTCGATACGAGCGCGTCCGGTTCCACGACCGGAACCGGCGCCGTCTACCGGCTCACGACCGACAAGGACGGCATGCCCCTGGAGTGCACAGGGGCAGAGTCCAAGGCGTTAGCCTGCGTCCTGGACCAGAACAACCCCGGCGGTGCCAAGCACGCCGAGGTTTTCGAGTTCCGGTTCTCGGACGCCGACCCGACCGGCCTGCAGTGGATCGGCACCGGCGGCACCAAGCGCCTGGCCTCCCTGAACGCCAAGAGCGCCAACCTGCTCGTGAATCCGTCTTTCGAGCAGGGCGCGGTGTCGAACAACACCGCCTTGAGCACGACGGGCCAACTCACCGGCTGGGACGTCACGACCGCATCCAACCTCAAGACCTACTCGGCCGCGGCCTACGTCTACCGCGGCTATCAGAACGACACCGGGGTCACGCACTACGGCGTCGAGTTCGTGGCCTCCGACACGCTGATTCAGGTCGTCAAGACCGAGAACCCCGGCGCGTCGTTCGACGAGCGGACCCCCTACCGGTGCCAGGTCGCGTGGCAGCGCAAGAGTTCGGCGACGGGGACGCTCACCCTGCACCTGGGCGCCGTGTCCAAGTCGGTCGACGTGTCCACGGGAACCAACGACCAGTGGAACATTCTCGCGATCGACCTCGACGAGGACGCCTGGTTCGCGAACTTCAACGAGAACGCGCTAGACGTCAAGATCGACATGGCGACCCTGGCAACGGGAACCGTTGTGGTCGACGACGTCGTCCTGGCGCCCATGACGAACCTGGACGGCACATGGTGGTGTGTCGTCGGCGGCGCGACGCCCTGGAAGAACGGCGACACGCTCACGTTCGCGTCAGACGCGCGAGGGACGGCGACCGTCCTGAACTACTGGCTCTGGCGCGCCTACGGGTTCGACACGCCCCTGCTGCTCGAAATGCGCGGCTGGATTCCTGCCACGGCCAACGCGACTGAGGTGACGGCCGCCGGCGGCCGGACGCTGACCTACGCCTCGTCAGGCAACACGATTACGGCCTCGTCCGGCTCGTTCGTGAGCGACGGCTACAAGGTCGGCATGCTCGCGACTTCGGCGGGCACCTCCAGCAACAACTTCACGGCTCCGATCACGGCCGTATCCGCGACCGTGCTGACGTTCGCCTCTGGCGTGTCAGACGAGGGCCCGCTGTCCTCGACGGCTACCCTCAACGCCACCCCTTCGATCCTGGACCCGACGTGATCCATGGCGGCGCCTGACCAGAACAAGGCGTACCAGGTCTCGGGGCGACTGGCCTATGGGTGCACCGACCTCTCTACGGACTGGCCGCACGGCGGGACCGGCCTGGGCATGGTCGGCAAGCTGTTCGTCTCGCCCCAGCGCTCGTGGGTGGCTCTGGCAGCCGAGGAGACCAGCAGCGCGGCCGAGGTGCTCTGGCTCGGCGGCGACGTCGTGGTCGGGTTCACCTGCCACAACTGGGACAACGATGCGCTGGCCAAGGTGTTCCCCAACACGACGACGAGCAGCGGCGACACCCTGATCCAGTGGCCGGGGTCAACGGTGGTCCCGGGCGCTCCGCTGACCCCGCTCTCCAATCTCGTGTTCACGCCCCGCAACGAGGCAGAGCACCCGGGCCTGCTGATCTACAAGGCGGTGATCTTGCCCGACGTCAACGCCGAGCTGTTCCTGAGCGCCTATCGCTACCTCGAGATCCCCGCCGTGGTTGTGGCCACGCCGGACGCGAGCGATCGACTGGGCGTGATGGGCCGCTTCTCGCGGCTGAGTGTGTCGTGAGCGAGGGGTGGCTGCAGGCGCTGGCGTGGGCGGACGAGCAGGAGCTCTGCGAGGCAGCCGCGCTCGTGGTCGAGAACGGCGTCACGGTCACGGCCGAGGATTGGCGCTCGCTGTCGACCTCTGAGCGGGCCGCGCTGACCATGGCGCAACGGGCGCACACCGCTGCGCTTCTGGCCATGCAGGGCCGCGAGGTCGACGGCGCGCGGCTCTACGCGGAGGTTGACGGAGGCGTTGCTGCCGCCCGCACCATGGCTGAGCTCGCCACGCATGGAGTCGCCGAGGGGCTGAAGGCCAAGCGAGCGCAGGCCGGTGGCTAACTTCGCCGAGGAGCTTAAGAAGGCCGCCGACGGGCTGTCGAAGTTCAACGCCGAACTGTCGAAGCGTGCCAGTTCGCAGCCGCGCGACGAGCTGGGGCGATTCGTGTCCGCAGGTGGAGGCGGCGCCGCTGGCGGACTTGGCGGCCTGGCCGGGATTGTTGGAGGCGTTGCGGGAGGCAAGGGGTTCCTGGCCGCAGCGGGCCCGCTGGGCGCAGCGATCGCGGCCGGAGGCATGGTCGCGGACGCGGTAAACGCCGGCGCCAAGTTCTTCACCCCCGCGGCCAGCGCCTACGCGGTGACTGGCAGCGCGCAGGGCTTCGCCTCCGCTGTCACGCAGTCGACCCTCAGCGCGGTGGGCGGCACCTCGCTCGGCGGGCTGCTGCTGGGCGCGACCGGGGTTTCTGCGGCGCAGGACACGAACCAGCGCGCCGGGGCAGCGGTCGGCAACGTGACCGAGGACCTGGCGCGGATCGGCGTCGGGGTCAGCGGCGCCCAGCGGCAGCGCCTGTTCGATATCGCCCAGGAGCAGGAGAAGCGAGTCACGGAAGAGCGCGCCCGCATCGCCGAGATCGCAGGCAGCGCGGCGGAGCTGTCCGACGCCAAGCCGGCCGGAGCTGGCGCGGGATTCGATGCCGTCGTGTCGGCGCTCAACTCCATCGAGAGCCTTCTGCGCGGCCTCGTTGGTGGGAGCCGGTAGCCCGTGGCGAGGCTCATCAAGATCAGTTACGGCGGGCTGACGGTCGGGCTGGGAGGCAATGCCAGCATCACCCTGACGGACAAGTTCCGTTGCGCCTCCAGCTACACCGAGTTCTCGCTCACGTTCGAGTGCGTCGTCCGCAACGCGACGCGGTCCACGTTCCTGACGGCAGAGTCGGCCCTGGCGGCGGCCTTCACGCAGCCGGACGGAGACCTCGACGTCGAGCTCGGAGGTTCAGACCGCTTCGCCTTCGCGCACGCCAGTAACACCGGCTTCAACGCGCGCGCCACGTGCGAGAAGGTCGGCGGCCCCGAGGACACGGCCAACAGCAGCCGATGGCGCTGCTCCGTCACGGTCCAGCTTCCGGCCGACCTTTCGGGGCGCTCCGGCCGTCAGACGTCCGCGGTCAGCGTCGACGCCGGCCCTAACGGCGTCCGCACCGTCACGATCGATGGCACTTACACCGCCCTGAGCAGCAACAGCGCGGTGGCCCAGTACGTCGCTGCCGGCGACACCTACTGCAGCGGCGTGCTCACCGCGATCGGAGGCACCTACGAGCTGCTGACGCCTCACGACCAGTCGGGCGCTGGCTTCAGTTCGACTGGCGACCTGGCGGCCGGATTCCGCTACGACGACCAAAACAAGGTGCTCTCGTTCCGGCGGGTCTACCAGGAGGTGATCTACCGGCAGAGCCTGAGCGAGACCGACAACGCCGCTATCAAGCGCCCGTCGCTGACCGTCGAGCGGACCACGCCCACGAACGACTCGGACACGGCGTTCACGGCCCGGCCGCTTGAGGCGCTGCGGGTCACCTACGCGGCCGAGATCGACAAGAACGAGTCCACCGACCTCGACGCGCTCTACAGGGACACGATCCGGCCTCTCATGCTGGCCGAGGCCAATACCGTGGCCGGGTCGACCGTCGTGGTGAACGCCGAGAACTACGGGCTCAACCGCACCGGTAACGGGGTCACGGCGACCATGGACGTCGTCGCGGAACTGGGCGCCGAGTTCATTCGGGCCGTCCTGACGATCGAGGACCTGTTCCTCCCGGGAGAGACGTTCGCCGACGTCTGGTCGGGCGACCCCTACGAGGTGGATCTATACAAGGTACCGGCGCGGCACTTCAAGACCGTGATTCGAGACACGGTCATGCGGAAGGGCGCGACGCTCGACCCTCGCCGCGCTATCCCAGTCCTGCAGGGATTCCGCGAGGTCCAGCAGTTCCGCCGAGAGACGCGCGGAGGAGTCGGGTCAGCGGCGGACAGGCTCGGCCTGGAGTCGGTCACCCATTCGTTCGTGTTCCGTCGCGTGAATGTCTCCACCAGCGCCGGGACGTCGAGCGGCGGCGGCGGAAATGTGGGCTCCACGCAGACCCGCACGGGTCCTGAGTTCGGGTTGCCCGCGTGAGCACGCCGATCGTCACGCTCGGCGGCAAGGTGCTGGGCGGGGCCTCGACCTACGGGTGGGACCTCACCTACGGAGTCAAGCCGGCCGAGCAACAGTTTCTCCTGACGACCGAGCGAGCTGTCACGGTGCCCCGCGGCGTGCCTCTGACGCTCGAGGTGTCCAACGTCGCCCGGCCGCTCAAGGTCGAGCACGCCTACGCGCTCGAGGTCACGGCCGGCCCGGGTCCCAACCAGCGCGTCCTGCGCCTCGCCGACCGGCGGTGGCTGTGGTCGCGCAAATGGGTCTCGTCGTCGTTCAATGTGCGCCGCGTCGCCGGGGATCGGGGCCTGACGACCGAGGCCGGACAGCCGATCCAGCTTGCCACGAGCGAGCCCGTGATCCGATACGCGAAGTGGAGCCTGGACCCGCCCGAGAACGGCGCGGTCAAGTGGACCGCGCGGCGAGTTCTCGAGGTCGTGTTCGGCGAGATTGAGCAGCCCTTCCGGTTCGCCGACGATCTGCCGCAGGTCGAGATCCAAGACCTCGTGATCGAGGACGACGGCGCGGCTGCCGTCGAGCGCGTCCTAGGCTTCCTCCCTGGGGCGGACGTCTATATCGACCTCGACGGCACGGCGGTGGTCGTCAACACGCTTCGCGGCCTGCCTGGCTCCGAGGGCACGCGGACGCGCGACGCGGCTGTGCTCCCCGGCCTCGAGCGCAAGCACGTCGGGATCGGCGGCGACATGGTCCTCACGGACCGCAAGGCGCTGCGCCCGAGCAAGGTCGTGGTGCTGTTCACGCCAGAGGTGGAGGTCCGGTTTGACTCGCTGTCGCCAGGCGCGACGAGCACGACCCGCACGAAAGACACCCCGGCGCTAATCAACGTCGCCCCGTCGCCAGACCTGACGGTCACGCTGTCGACCGGCCAGGCGGTGGCCCGCGGCACCTACGTGGCACTGGAGACCCTGTGGGCCACGTGGGGCGCGTTCGGGATCGTGAACGAGGCGCTGACGCA